ATCCGGAACGCCTCCGCTTGCCAGGAGAATTCCCACTAACTTATTTGTGCTTAATGTACCAATTTGCAGCACTCGCCTAGCCCCTTTCAATCAGCCGCTGATCTATCAGAAACCAGGTTGGCTGCTGACCCCGGCCCGCAGGAGCCCCTGCTTGCAGCGCCGCCGCTAACGTCCACGTATTACCAATCGCGATTGGGCTGCTGTTCTGCAAGCTCGTCGCCTCCGGTGCTTCCCCAATGTACGCATTCCAACCCGTGGCATTCGCTGGCGGATTAACTGCGGCCACCACCAATTGCTGCCCTGTGGACGTTGTGAGCTGAGCAACCTCGCTGGCGCTCCCAGATTGCCCCGCCTGATTCACCCACGCAACCGCCACATAGTACGTTGCGGCCGAGCCGCTTCCGAAGATGGTAGTTAGTACGGGAAGAGCGGCCTTCGCGATAGGTCCCGAGGCCAGTCCCACGCCTATCTGAAAATAACTCTCTGCGGCGTCCGCGGCGAGTTGTTCATACTCGGCCCACTTTCCCTTATATCGGTCGTTTAATTGATTGTTGTACGCGTCCCGATACACCAGCGCCAAAGTCTTAAGGGCATGCCACCGTCGCAGGGGATCAGTAACAACTACGTCACCCACACCGATGGTCTGCCGGTAAGTGACGGTCCACAGAACATCCGGCTGACGGAATCGCCGCAGCAGAAACAGGATCAGCTCCGACGCAATCTCGCCTTGCGCCAGTGCGCCCTTTCCCGCCAAATCAATCTGCTCGGTATTGGCAACCGTGAGAATGGCGTTCTCGTAGTTTTGAAGGTCAATCGCTTCGTTGATCGGTCCATCCGTAAACAGGGCCATGGGGTAACCAACCGTCAGCGCTTCTCCGGACGCGAAGCGTTCTTGATAGCTCGAAAGTCAGCCTCCGATACCACGTTCACTTGGATCCTCTGTGCCACTGCCCGTTGCTCTGCTTCTTGCCTGGCCTGTTCCACCGCACTGCGGTGCTCTGCTACCTCTTCGGCGCTGGCCAGGCGCGCCCGTCCTTCCACGATTAATTTCGCGGCGATGCCTCGCGGCACCTCGGATTTTTGTCCCGCTCGTCCGCCGTCCGGAGTCTCGTGGCTGACTACCAACACGTGTGGATCGGTAATTTCCTGCTCGATCTTCCGCAGCTTCTGATAGAACAGTCGTAAGTCCATGTTTCTCCCTTGGGGTGGCGCAGGCGCTCTCGCCTGCGCACTAGTTGGCACACAGCTCCTGTCGCGTCCTAACTATCCACTTGCACGCCGAACGTGTTGCGAAGCACCGCCACTCCGTACAGCACATCCACGGTGAATTGCTGCGCTAGGGTGTTTGGTTGATAGCTCATAACCACACGCAGTCCGAAGTTCCCCATTTCCGCGTACTCCGCAATGGCGCCAGTTCCCGGCAGTGGCTGAGGCAGTCTGCGGATCACTAGTCCGATCCCATCCCGCGCAAACGCCAGGTTGTGAGTAGTTACGGGCCCGCTGCCAGTCTTGGATACCAGCTGCGACCGGAAAATGAAGAAGTCCTTCAACTTGCCTACGGCGCCATCTATCAGCGCACGAAGTCCAGCTTCTCCCGCCGAGTAATATTCGCTGAATCGCGGAATCTGTCTCAACGCCGAGTAAGTGACTGGATCCACCACCAGGTACTTTCCAGCACTGGGCGGCACCATGGCCTCGAACAAGGAAGTCTCAGCTTGGTCTATCGTCGCCTCAGTGATAGCGATCCCCGGCAGGCCGACTACGGTGTTCGCCGTGAATTGCGAGTATAGGCCTAGAAGGTCCGACTCGATTCGCTCAGCTAAAGCCACTACTGCCGGCTGCATGTATAACCTCAATAGATCCGGTACCGCGAGCACTTTGGTCACGTCCGGGATCTGAAAGGTCGCCTCCGCGTGGGTATTCAACACGATCTGTGCGTTTCCTAGGTTCGGGTTCTGAGTCTGAACCGTGCCTCCCTCCGCGATGTTATTAGCCACCAGAACCGCGGGAATCGGCACGTTCACCGTGTCCCCGGAATGCGCCAATGTCGGCTCATAATCCCGGTTGACTAAGTTACCCATCACCAAGTTGGTGACAAGCGCTGGTAATGCGTCCACTGCAACTAATTTAACAATCGCAGTTGCCACATTTGCTGATGTAATTGTTGGCATCTTTTCTTCCTTTTCTTGTTGCTTTCACTCTATTGCCCGGAGTTGCTCGTCTTTCGGACTGCTCCCCCAGCGCCTCTCAAAGACCTCGCATCGCCTGGCTCGCCACCCGTGCGATCTCCTGCCGGGCCTTGTCCAAATCCTCAGCGCTCATCCCCGGCCGGATTTTATCCAAATCAATTCCGCCCCCACCCGACGCTATTTTGGGCGCTGATCCCATCCCTGAGCCGCCTGTGATTCGCGCCGGCAGCAGCTCCGGATTCTCTTGGACGAACTGCGCCAAATACTCCCGCACTGGAACCTCGCCCTGCCCTCCCTTCGCAGTCAGCCGCCCGTCTTCTCCGCGCTGGATGTCGTCTTTCACCGCACGATAGGCTAAATCGACTTTGGCGACGCCAAGCCGCTGCAACTCCGTCCGAATCGACACGCTGCGCTCAGCTTCTTCTGCCATCTGCCGGCTGCGCTGGTTTTCCTGAACCAGGTCGTTCATCCGCCGCTCTAAGTCCTCACGCCGTTTGCGCTCATCCAGCAACTCAGCCTTGTAAGCCGGCTCTGCTTTGCTTTGTTGGGTGCGCACAAATTCCTCGATCACCCCTTGAATAATGGGGCGTAAATCCGTGACATCCTTCTTCGGCTCTTCCATAAACCTCCTACTTTTTAGCTTCCACAACCCGCCACTTACAGCTCCATAGCCGTACCTTTACCGAACCGCGACCGTGAGGGAATCAATGCCTTCTCCACACTCTTAACTCTGTTGATCGATTTCCCGCCCGATCCTGTCTTTCACTTCCTGCCTCACGTCACACAGGAATTGGAACGCCAGCTTCTTGAACACTTGCTTCTGCAGCGTTGGCGACTTGATTCCTAACTGCAAGAGTCTCTCCGCGTCATCCAGTTCCGTCCCAAAGTCGCCGATGTCAAATTCGTCCATCCCTGAGACATCGATGCTCAAGTCGTCTTCCCGCGCGGCTTCAATCGCTCGCAGCACCCGTTTTATGGCTTCCTTCACCGCATCGCCGTAGGCACGCAGCACTTCCTGCGTAATCGCGTAGTCTCTTTGTTTGCTGAGCCCCGATTGCGCCGTGCTCCCCGATAGCGCCGCTCCCGCGTGCGTGACATGACAAACGCGGTAAATTTCCTCCTGCAGCCGCGCCAGGTTGTCCGCCGCAATTTGGTAAACGTGGCCCTCCGGTTCCGTCCATCCAAACCGGTCCTGGGGACCGAGTTGGATGTAATAGGACTCGCCCATCACTTGGTTCCAGTCCCGTTCGGAATACACCACCGGCATGGCGAACAAACCCATTGTCAAAGCCCACCCAAGGGCATTCGACTTATTAAAGTGTTCCAGCTGCAGTGATCCGGCCTTATTCACCAACCAAAGCCCTTCCGAAACTCGCAGCTCCACTATCGGGACTCTCGCCTGCTTCGCCAAGCCGTGCCGGCCCTCCGACACAACTTCGATGTGGCCCCGCTCCGATCCCCGCTCCCACTGCTCGTAAATCCGGTAGTTTTCTTTGTCGTAATAAACCCAGCGTGTTAACTTCACCCATGCCGGATCTTCAATCTTTGCCTTCTTAAGGCTCTGCGTCCTGAGCACCACCCACTGATAATGGCCATGATCGTCGTAACTCCAGTTGATTAGTTCGTCCGCGGAGTAACTGACCAAGTACGCTCGCGACGCGCCGCGCTCATCCTCCTCGGCGCGCGTTCCAGCCGGACTCCCCATCCGCGGAAAGTCGATCAGGACAAAACTCTTTCCACTAACCAGCGCCTCAATGAACTGCCTCCGGAAGAACTCCGAAAGGTTGGTCCCCTTAAGATCGCAATCCTCGGTAAATTCACCGAAAAAACTCTTCGCGCGCTCGTTCTTCCCTTCAAACTCCAATACTGGCTCCCGCCGAAAAAGCGTCGCCGTGTACCAGTCGACAATTGAGCCAATGTAATTTTCATAGAAGCTTCGGCTCAACCTCTCCGCATACACATCGCCCGGTTCCTTTTGGCGGCGCACCAGGTACCGGTCGGCATTCATCTTGAATTGCTCTCCGCCCGCATATAGGTCCCGGTACTGCTGCCACATGGCTCGCTTATTCGCGAAGTCCGGATGCTCGTGATTGATGTCGAAACTCGTGCTGCCCTTGTTCATCTCGTCCTGTGCTCGCTAAATAGCGTCTGCTAAATCAGCCGATTGCCTTGCTCCCCGAATACCACCGTCTGCCGGTACTCCTGCCAGATCAAATAACCCAGCGCATCCGATAAGTGCGTCCTCTTGGAATCGCGCTCTTTATCAATCACACTTGTTTCAGGCTTGTACGTTACCTGCTCAAAGTCTTCCA